AAGAAAATTATGAAATTAACCAAACAAAAGACGGAGCATATCTTTTCTTTGAAGCACCAGGGTTTAATAAAACAAACCTAAAAGTTGAAATGGAAGATGGTATGATAACCATTAACGGTAAAAGAACCTATGAAATGAATAAACAAGAGAAAGTTAAAACCATCTCTAAAAAATTTACAGTAGGTACTGAATACGATGCTGAATCAATTGAAGCAACAATTGAGGATGGTCTTTTAACTGTGTTTGTTCCAAATTTCAAGAAAAAAGAAAAGAAAAAGATTAGTCTTTTATAATTCAAATCACTCCCACTTAAACCCTCAACAATTTTTGTTGGGGGTTTTGTATTTATAGTTATGAAGCCATATGAGAAATATTTAAGTCATACTAATAAATTACAAGATTTATTGGACATATATTTGACAATTAGAATGATTGTTAAAGACCTTGGATGGAGTGAACAAGATTTGGAAAACCCACCATTTTATCCAAACAATTTAATGTCCGCATTAAATAGATTTGAAGAAAAAAACAAAAATCTATTTAATGATACTAAATTATGGACTAATGTTAGTTGGAATGAATACCTATCTTATATTCAACCACTAATGAAGAAGATAGATGAATTAACCCCTTTAAACTAAAAATTATGGCAATTAAAAAAGAAGAAATCGTTGGAACAAAGATTATTAATGAAATACAATCTACCAACTTAAAAAAGACAACTTATGATGTTGAATCAAAACAACTTATGGTTGAATTCAATAATGGAACAAAATATGAATATGATGAAGTTCCTCATTCAATCTACACTAAATTCAGGAAATCTGAATCCCAAGGTAAATTTTTCATAACTGAAATATCAAAAAAATTTAAATATAAAAAAGTCTGAATTTAGGACTATTTATAATGTATGAGTAATTTCCAAAGAATTCTTGATAGTTTTTCATTAAAATCTACGTTAAATCCTAAAGTTTGGGATAATCCTGAAAATACTAATGATGCGGTTATGAAACCAAAAGTTAGGAAAGCTCTTATGCGTATTGCTGAAAAATTTATTGAATTTTTAGGTGATGACATCTTTGTTGAGGATATTGTCCTTACCGGCTCATTATCTAATTTTAATTGGTCTGAGTTTTCTGACTTTGATTTACACATTCATATTGATTTACAACAATATGAAGAACAATCTGAACTTTACAAAGAATTGTTTAATTTAAAAAAACAAGTTTTCAACGACAAACACGATATTAAAATATTTGGGTATGATGTTGAATTATATGCTCAAGATACTGAAGAAGTTCATTATAGTTCAGGTGTTTATTCGGTAATAAATAATGAATGGTTGAATAAACCTAAAAAATTTGAAAAAGAACCCGATAAAGAAGTTTTAAAAAATAAAATTAAAACTTGGACAGATAAAATTGAAACAGCAATCGAAGAAGCCGAATCAACCAAAGATTCAAAAAAATTAGAAACAATAAAAGATAAATTAAAAACTTATAGACAATCAGGATTAGAAAATGATGGTGAATTGTCTTATGAAAACTTGGTTTTTAAATTCTTAAGAAGGTCTGGTCATATCGAAAAGTTATTTGATGCCTTGAATAGTGAGGTCGATAAAGAATTGTCTATTGAAACAAAAATAGATAACTAAACCTAAAAATCGATTATTTGTAAATTATTTACATTTAACCGTATATTTATAAAGAAAAAATTAAATGGCATTAGTAACTTATTTAGTAGCACCTTGTTCGGGAGGTTCTACTCTCGATATAGACTTTAGTGGTTCTTCCCTTCCTGTAATTGGGGGTAATTATTATTTAACATTTACCGGAGTATCATCTCAGGGATGTTATGAAATTGTTGATACTGCTGAACCAGGAACTGGTACTGATGTGGTTTTAACTTTAGGTACTAACTATGGTGATTGTTCTACTTGTTTGAGTGCTAATCCAACACCAACACCTACCCCAACATTTACTCAAACTCCAACAACAACTCAGACACCAACAGTAACCCCAACAAAAACAGTAACTCCAACAGTAACATCAACAGTTACTTCAACCGTTACTACAACACCAACAACTACTCAAACTCCAACACCAAGTGTTACTCCAACAACAACTCAAACTCCAACTGTAACATCAACAACTACTCAAACTCCAACAGTAACATCAACAGTTACTTCAACCGTTACTACAACACCAAGTGTTACTCCAACAAAAACAGTAACTCCAACAGTAACATCAACCAATACACCAACACCAACTGTAACATCAACCAACACACCAACACCAACTAATACTCCAACAGGAACATCAGCTTATACACCAACGCCAACTACGACACCTACACCAACCCCATCACAATATCCTTTTTCAGGTATTGGAGTTGACGTACAATACGCATATACAATTGAAATATTAGGTTCATTTAGTGGAGGAACGGCACCTGAAGGAGCTATAGCTCCTCACCCAATATTTACAGATGCGAATGGTATACCATACGCACAACTAAACGCAATCACGTTAGGTGGATTTAACGGATTAAATAATTAAAAATATAAAAATAAAATAAGATATGGCAGATTTAAAACCACTTGGAAGTGAAAGACTTACTGGACAAGATAAATTAAATAGAATTATGGAAATTGCTCGTTTTAAAGAGAATACTCCTAACACTATAAATGAAACCTCTAAACCAGAATATTCTGTATCTTTAGCAGATGGTAATGATTACCAAATTGTTAGAGAAAGACAAGGGTATATCATCAAAAAAACAATTTCTGAATCGGAAACTGATTATATTGAACCTATGAAAAATAGGAAATATTATTCATCATATTCTCAAGCACTTAAGAGATTAAATCTTGTTGCTGGTGAGTTAAATAGACTTAACGAAAACGAAGAAGGTGTTTCGTTATATGGTGAACAAAAAAAATTTACGTTAAAAACACCAAAACCGGCACAAGAAGAAATGCCAGCTCCGGTAGCAGAAGTTCCTGCAGCACCTCCAGCAGTTCCTTCACCTGAATTACCTCCATCACCAGAAGGTGAGGAAATGGATATGGATATGGGTATCGAAGGAGAAGAAATGGGACCTGAAGGAGAAGAAATGGACTTTGATATGAATGTTGACTCAGAAAATTCTCAAGAAGATTCTGACGAAGTTACTTTCAAAACAATTCAAAAACTTACAGGTAAATTAACTCAAAAAATTAGAGTTTTAGATTCTCAAGAAGGAATGACTTCTGAGGATATCAAATATGTTATCAACATGGTATTATCATCGTTAGATTTGAAATCATTATCTGAAGAAGATAAAGAAGATATCATGTCTAAATTTGAAGAAGATTCTGAAAACTTAGGTGGTGATGATATGGATGGTGAAGATATGACAGACGATACTGAAGTTGAAGATACTCAATCTGATATGGATGTTGAAATGGGAGGTGAAATGGAAGAATATGGTCACGGTTCAATCCTTGACTCAATCTTTAAAGAATCAAAAGTTGATAAAGTTATTTCAAAATATTTTGAAACATCATTAACCGAAATTAATGAAAATGTTAAAAGAAAAGTTAACAAAAAATCAAATGTTAATATGGTAATGGAAACAGTTATTAAAATGACTGAAACTATTGAACAAGAATTAGCAGCTAAAAAATTCTTAGAGGAAAGTACAGGTTTTAAATTTGTGGGAATTACCAATAAGAAAAATTTGGTTTTTGAAAATAAAGAAGAACAAGTAAGAATTTCACCTGAAGGATTTATTATATGAGTTATTTAATTTTCGTGAATGGTCTTGGTCCTAATTATAAAGGAGACAATCTTTACGAATTTATTTTCTCAGATAATTTAGATGAAGTTTGGGGAGAGTTATGGGAGAGTAAACCATCGAATGGTTACCCAACTCCACCTGATTTAGAACACATAAAAAAAGTAGGAGTTTTGAGAAATACTAATGTAAAGTTGGAATTGATTCAAAACTCCGATTTTTTTTCTATGGTAGATGCAATTGACGATGTCGTTGCTTTATCGTGGGAGCCTGACGAGTACGAAACCAAAAAAAGAATGGTTTTTAGATATGGTACTCCGGAACAAAAAATAAAAGATATTCTCTATGAACGAGATTTAATCTTAGAATTTGAAAATAAAGTAGTGTATGAAAAATAATAAAAAATCGTTAGAGTTAGTTGAAAAAGGTTTATCATCAACAACTGTTTTAAAATTAACTGAATCACAGATTAACGTATTACATTCAAAATTATTGGGAGAACAAGTTACTGAAGTCCCAAATAAAAAAACTTATGAAGTTGGTCCAAAAGGTGGAGAAGTTAATGGAGTTGTTATCAGCCAAGACCCATCAACTAAAAAAGTTATGGTTACAACTAAAGAGGGTGAGATTGACGAAGAAGAAGAAGTAACCTTAGACCCAAATAAAGATACTGAAACTCAAGACCCTCATCAAGTAGGTCCTTCATCTGATGATGGATTTGGTGATGAAACAGACGGTATGGGAATGTTTGAAGAAAAGAAAGATGGTCCAAATCCTTGGGCTATTTGTCATTCACAAGTTGGTCCTAAAAAATCAAGAAAATGGGAAAGATGTGTTAGAGAAGTAAAAAAACAATTGAAAGAAGGAAAAAATCCCGTATCTTTGTTTTTGGAGAACGAAATTATAAGAATCGTTGAAAAACATATGCCACCAAAGATTACTAAAGGTGATTTGATGAATTATATTATGGAAGCGGAACCTGCGGTTGCACCACCAAAACCTACGACTAAACCAACAACAAAACCAACAACTAAGCCATCAAAGCCTAGTCATCCGGGTAAGAACCCAAATCCAGGAGAAAATCCAGCACCAAAGGCTAGAAAAATTTCACCTGAAACCGCTAAAGAAGAAATTATTGACGTAATTTTAAATATGTTAAAAAAATAAGATGGCAAAGAAATTTAATGAACAAATAGATTACGGGAATACTCCTGAAAGAATGGACCCAAATTTGGAAAGAAAATTAGCAAGTCCTGAAGGATTGTATGCTAAAAATCCTGCAATGAAAAAAGGGGTTAAAGATGTAGAAAGATTAGTTAGTCAAAGATTTCAAAAAGTTGCAGATAAATTAAGAGATGTTACGGATATTCAAGATTTAAGTTCAAAACAAGTTCAACAAATGTTGATAGGTGAAATGATGAACAAAACACGTTCAGTTATGGGAATTGAATCTCGTCACACTCAAGAACTTATTGACTTAGCTAAAGAAGCATCGTTAGAAGAGGCCGAAGTTCCCTCTGATTGGTATCAAATTGAGGCAACTTTAGGTATGCCAGATACAAGTAATTTTAGGTTTGAACCTGAAGATGAGGATAACGAAGAAGATGAAGAAAAACCAAAACAACCACAATATCCTTCATTTGATATTGATGATTTAACTGATGAAGAAATTTTAGAATTAGAAAAACATAAAAGAAATATAATCAACGCCATCATTCAAGGCTCAGCGAAAAAAGGACATTACCTTTTCCAAAAACCTGAAGTTAAATCAAGATTAGATGCGATTGACCCATCATTGTATGGTGATTATTTGTGGATTATGGCAATTAACGATTTCTTGTATTTTACAATCGAAAAAATGATTGAAATGATGAGTCAGACAGGACAAGGTGTTGCGGGTAAAGTTGAATTAGGTGATGCTGACGAGGAAGAAGAAGGTGGTGAAGAAGGTGAATACCAACCAGATACTAAAATTACTGCAACAGGTTTAATCTTCCCAATTTTATGTCATGAAATTATTAAAGGGTTAGAAGAAGCGACAGGTAGACACGGATTACCAACAGACCCTTCAATGCGTCAAAAAGTTATGGGACAAACAGATACATTGGCTAATGAACCAATGCAATTAAGAATTGGACCTGAAATTGTTGAACAATTAAGATTTGTATTACCTGACGAAATGTTTGATACAAAAAATAAAGGTTTAATTGTTTTTTTTAAAATTGAGTTATACAAAATGCCTGCCGAACAAATTTTAGGTATTGTTGGAGATGCAATTTCTGAAGATTCTTCTAAAGTAAATAAAGCAAAGTCAAAATTTGTTGAAATCATGAATAAAGCTAAAAGTGTGAAAGAAGATTTTGAAAATTGGAAGAACGAAAAAGAAGAAGAAAATATTGATTCTGGTAATGATGACGATGATGATTTAGACGACTTTTTACGTGGTTTAGGTATCGAGAGACCTTAATAAATTTATTTGTGACTAAAGAACAATTAATAATAGAACTTACGAAGTGTATGAGGAATACTCCTTACGCACTTCGTACTTATTTACAAACATACGACAATACTGTTTCTAAGTATGTCCCCTTAGACCTTTTTCCTGACCAAGTAAGTTTAATTGACGATTACGACAAATATAATGAAAATGTTGCGTTAAAGTATCGTCAGGCAGGTGTGTCAACTGTTACAGCCGCATGGGCATCAAAAAAGATATCTTTTGCCCAAAAAAATAAACCAGAAAAAGTTCTAATCATCGCCAATAAGTTGGATACTGCCGTGGAAATGGCAAATAAGATTAGAGGGTTTACAGAACAATGGCCTGCGTGGGTTGGTATTGGTTTTTCACCAGAAAAAAATGCTGCAAGACATTTTAAATTAAATAATAATTGTGAGGTTAAAGCCGTTGCAACATCTAAGGATGCTCTTCGTGGTTATACCCCAACCATATTAATATTTGACGAGGCAGCATATATTGAAGCTGATGGTGATTTTTGGGCAGCTTGTATGGCGTCCCTATCTACGGGTGGTAAAGTTATTGTGGTTTCAACACCAAACGGATATGACGCAATTTATTATGAAATTTACGACCAATCTTTAAGAGGTATGAATGATTTCAAAATATCTGAGATGTTTTGGTATCGTGACCCAAGATATACAAAAGATTTGTATATGGTTAAAACAAATGATTTAGTTCACTTCTTACTTAACAGAGAAGAATATAAACTTGATGAAGTTGTTATTGATTTATCAATGCCAAATCCATATGAAAGAGACCACTCAATAGTTACTGACTATATTGAGCAGGGGTATAAACCTTGTTCATCTTGGTTTGAGGGTATGGTTAAGAAGTTAAAATTTGACCGAAGAAAAGTTGCTCAGGAATTGGAATGTAACTTCTTAGGTTCGGGTGATAACGTATTTGATTCTGATTTAATGCAAAATATATCTAAAAATCAACTTTCTGACCCCCAAGCAAAAATGATGGGTGGTGGATTATGGATTTTTAAAGAACCAGAAAACGGTCATAAGTATGTTATGGGTGTCGATGTTTCAAGAGGAGATTCCGAGGATTTTTCTTGTATTCAAATTATAGATTTTGATATTCGAGAACAAGTTTTGGAATATGTTGGAAAAATCCCACCTGACGTTCTGGCGGAAGTTGCTTACAAATGGGGAACTATGTACAACGCGTATTGCGTTGTTGATTTAACGGGAGGTATGGGGGTCTCAACAGCAAGGAAATTACAAGAGATGGGATACCAATCTGGTTTGTATGTTGATAATGTGGATACATCAAATAAATGGAAATGGGACCCAAAAATAAATGAAAAAATTCCTGGTATTAATTTTAACAATAAAAGGGTCCAAATTATTGCCGCTTATGAGGAAAACCTTAGACACGGATTTAAAGTTCGTTCAAGTAGGTTATACAATGAGATGAATACTTTTGTTTATATTAACGGAAGACCTGACCATCAAAAAGGTCATCACGATGATTGTATTATGTCAATATCGATGGCGATGTATGTCGCCGAGAAATCATTTCAATCAATTGAAAAGGTTACAAATCACACAAAAGCAATGATTAATTCTTGGGCAACAACAATTAGTGAAAATAAAAATTCTTCAGAGTTTTTTAATCCCATGGTACCTCAAATGGGTAGAGATGGTCAGATGATGAATCAAAGTGCGACCAAAGCCGATTATCAAAAATATGGTTGGTTATTTGGTGGTAAATAACTATTTATATTATTAGGATAATAAGTAAAATTGATTTATGAGCGAAAATAATTTAACCGTTTGGCAAAGACTTTCAAAAACATTTGGACCAAACTCATTATTAAAACAAGACTACCCTACTTTTAAGTTTGATAAACAAGAACTTTTACGTACTCAAAATCGTGATGATTTTGAAAGGGAAAAATTACAAGCTCAACAAACTTTTTATCTAACAAATCAATGGGCCAAAGTTGAAAACAATTTATATTCTCAAGCAATTTATTATGAACCATCAAGATTATCATCTCAGTATGATTATGAGTCGATGGAATATACTCCTGAGATTTCTGCAGCACTTGACATTTATGCCGAAGAATCTACAACCACAAATGAAGATGGTTTTATTCTTCAAATTTATTCTGAGTCAAAAAGAATTAAATCGGTATTAGCCGATTTATTTAATAACTCATTAGATATTAACACCAATTTACCTATGTGGACAAGAAACACTTGTAAGTATGGTGATAACTTTGTTTACTTAAAATTAGACCCTGAAAAAGGTGTTGTTGGTATACAACAATTACCCACCATTGAAATTGAACGTCATGAGGTTGGGGTAACGGCAAAGATATCTGTTGATATTACAAAAGAATTAGACAAAGATAAGAAAGCCTTACATTTTACTTGGAAGAACAAAAATATGGAATTCCAATCATGGGAGATTGCTCACTTTAGATTATTAGGTGATGACAGAAAACTTCCTTATGGTACATCTATGTTGGAAAAAGCAAGACGTATTTGGAAACAACTATTGTTGTGTGAAGACGCTATGTTAATCTATCGTACATCACGTGCACCTGAAAGAAAATTATTTAAAGTATTTGTTGGTAACATGAATGATGATGACGTTGAGGCTTATGTACAACGAGTAGCCAACAAGTTTAAAAGAGAACAAGTTGTGGATAGCAAGACTGGTAATGTGGATATGAGGTTTAACCAAATGGCGGTTGACCAAGATTATTTTATTCCTGTTCGTGACCCTGCAGCACCAGACCCAATTACAACATTACCTGGAGCAACAAATTTATCAGAAATTGCAGATATTGAATATATTCAAAAGAAATTATTAACGGCTCTTCGTGTTCCAAAAGCATTCTTAGGATTTGAAGAAGTTGTTGGTGATGGTAAAAATTTATCTTTACAAGATATCCGTTTTGCTCGTACAATTAATAGGGTTCAAAAAAGTATGATTCAAGAGTTAAATAAAATTGCTATTGTACATTTATTTTTACTTGGATTTGAAGACGAATTACAAAACTTTACGTTAGGTTTAACTAACCCATCAACACAAGCTGATTTATTAAAAATTGATGTTTGGAAAGAAAAAGTTTTATTATACAAAGATTTAGTTTCTGACCCAGGAAATGGTATTCAACCAGTATCATCAACTTGGGCTAAGAAACATATATTTGGATTCTCTGATGAAGAAATCAGATTAGATTTACAACAACAAAGAATTGAAAGAGCGGTTGGTGAAGAACTTAAGGCAACACCAACAGTTATTACTAAAACAGGTATATTCGATAATATTGATAAATTATATGGAAATACTTCAGGTTCTACTCCTACCGCAGGTGCTGAAACAACACCTGGTGGTGGTGAAGAATTGGGAGGATTTACACCTCCTCCGGCAGGTGGTGAGTCATTTAGTGAACCAACCGAAGTACCAGCAGGAGAAGAGGGAGGAGCATTACCAACTGAGGCAACTATTACACCAGAATCAACTTTACCAAATATGAATATTTTAATTGAAAATAATTTTATTAAAGGAAAAACTTTTATAGATTTAGGTCATGGACAAGAATCTTTAGGAGAAATTTCAAAAGAATTGGATAAGTTACTAAACTCGTAATATTTATATTGAAAATAGACAAAATGACATTCGGACAAATTAAATCCATAATTGAAAAAAACTTACTTGAATCTTACAAAAATGAGAAAGATTTCAAGAAATCATTAAAAGAATTCAAACACAATGTTTTGAACAATAAAACAATGTCAAAATTGTATTCTTTGTATGACCAATTAAGTACGCCTCAAGGATTGTCAGAGTCTGATTCTAAAGAATTTTTAGAAGAAGGTATTACCCTTATTCAAAAATTAGTGTCTGATATTAAAACTCCAATGGTTTTAGAAACTGTTGAAAATAAGTATTCTGATATTGATTCATTAGTTTATATCAATAAATTAGATTTATTGGAAAGAGTTAATTCAAAGAAAAATATTATTAAATTAATTTCATCTAAAAATGAAATAGTTAAGGAGTCAATTAATATTCCAATTAAAACTATGGTTAGTATTGCTAATCAAACATTAAATAATTACATAGAAAATCTTGATGAAAATTCTAAAAAAGAATTTTTACAAATTATATCTGAAGATGTTCAATCTTTAGAAACTAAGTTCGAAACTATACGTGAAAACACTATTGTTAAGCTCAACACAATGTTGGAAAAAGAAGAGGAGTTTGAAATAAAAACTAAATTATCTGAAACAATAGAAAGAATTAAAGTTGAGAAATTTGACCAATTAAATTTTCTAAAATTAAAAAACTTAGAAAGTTCAATTTAATCTTTATTAAACTTTTCTTTATAGATTGCTTTTATCACCTGTTTACGTCTTGCAACTGATTTTTTTGTAAATTCTCGTTTCTCAAACAATTTTTGATTTTGTTTGGTTTTAATTACCTTAGACTTTAAAGTCTTTAACGCCTTATCAATCGATTCGTTTTCTTTTATTTTTACTATTAACATATATTACAAATATCACAATACTTTAAAAAATTTTGACATTCGTATTTAAAAAGATTATATTTTTTAAAAAATAAACGATGTCATTATGAATATTAATGAAAAAAGGTAAAAGTGTAAAGTTGAATTTATTTCAACCAATTAAAACAGTGTACGGAACTGTTGATTCTAAAAATTTAAAATCATTGTACATAAACATTCAATCTTGGGTAAATCCTAAATTTGAGCACAATAATTGGAATAGGGTTGTTTGTAATCTAAGTAGAGATATAAAACATAGTGTATTTGATTCCATAGACACTAATTTATTTAAAGAAAAATCAATTGTTGACTTAGATTTAAGAACTAGCGGTATTTCACACGGAAAAAAATCTTTTTTTAATCTTGAGGTTAATTTATATACAACCAAAGAAATTGATTTTAAATCACAAGATATTAAAGATTCTGTTAGAAAAATTGTTAATCATATATTCTATTTTAACGTTGAAAACAACAAATACTTTGAATTTTCTACATCTAAAAAATAATTAATACGAACAAAGATATTTATACGATATATTTATCTTAAAAGTATTAATGAAAAAATTAAGAATTTTAGAATCAAACGAAGTAGGTCACGGAATTTTGATTGAAACAGATGCTGGATGGGTCTCTCCAAAAGAGAGTCATAATGCTCTTGTAATCCAAGAGTCGGCAAAATTAGATTACAGAAATCCATTTGAGTTTTATGCAGTATTACAGAAATATGATACTCCAAATAGAAATGGTAGAACATATCCTGAACAAATATTAAAAAGAGAAGCGGACAACTATAAAAAGGCGATTGCCAAGGGTTTGTCAACTTCAGAACTTAATCACCCTGAGTCGTCTCTTATTGACTTAGACAGGGTATCTCACATCATCACCGACATATGGTGGGATAGAAATATTTTAATGGGAAAATTAAAATTATTGACATCACCAGGATTTCACGAAAGAGGAATTGTTTCAACTAAAGGTGACCAAGCAGCAAACCTTATGAGACAAGGTGTTACTTTAGGTATATCATCTCGTGGTGTTGGTTCATTAAAAAAAGTTGGAGAAAGAAATGAAGTACAAGACGATTTTGAATTAATTTGTTTTGACTTAGTATCATCACCATCAACACCTGGAGCTTATTTATTTACCAATCCTGAGGATAGAGATATGTATGAGGAAAATTTAGAAGAAGAAAAAAGAGGAAAACCAATGGTTAATTCAGATTATGTTGACAAGTCAGTTGACTTAATGAAAAAATTAAACGATTATTTGGGAAAATAAAAATTATGGACGAAAAATATTTTGTAGCAAAAATTCAGTATGATTTACCTGACCAGGATTCAGGTAAGATTAAAAAAATTAGAGAAGAAAAATTGGTTAAAGGTTATTCTGTAACGGATGTGGAAGCAAAGGTTACAAAAAAATATGAGGGATTCACTCATGATTGGAGAATAACTTCAGTATCAGAAAGCAAAATCGATGAAGTAATCGAAAAATAAAAAGTGGTCATTAGACCACTTTTTTTGTTTAAGTCGGATTTTTTCTTAATAGGTAACTATTTATAATGAAAAAAACCGATTTTTTTATGCGAGAAAATAAATTAGTACAAGAGGCTCTAATTCAAATGAAAAATGTTGAAGAAGCTATAGCCGAAAATGCAAAAGGAATACTTGCTTCTACTATGAAGGAAGAAATCAACCAACTAGTAAAAGAATCTCTATCGGAACAAGATGAAGATGAGATTGAATTAGATGTTGACGCAGATACTGATGTAGATGCTGAAACTGATAATGAAGATGAAATGGAAATGGACTTAGACATGGATGTTGACGGAGACGAAGACGAAATGGAAATGGACATCGATATGGATTCAATGGAAAGTCCAATTGACTTAACCGACGCTTCTGACGAAGAAATTCTAAAAGTATTTAAAGCAATGGGTGAAGAAGACGGAATTATCATTAAAAAAGATGGTGACGATGTTCACTTGACTGATAATGATGCTGATGTTGAATACCTTGTTAAACTTGGTGAATCTGAAGAAGACTATGGAATGATGTCATTTGATGACGAAGATACTGACTCAGTAATCGACGCAATTTTCGCTGAAATGGAAAACATGGATGAAGAAGATGAGTTTGATACTGAAGAAGAGGAACAAGAAGAGGAAGTTATGTATGAAATTTCATTAGATGATGATTCTGAAATGATGGAAGATGATTCTGAAATGATGGAAGATGATTCTGAAATGATGGATGATGATTCTGATGAAGAAGAATTTGCTAACGAATCTTACAGTCCAAAAAAAGGAATGAAAAAAGTAAAACCTAAAGGTGTTGGATTAGGCTCAGGTCCTAAGTTCACATACAATAAGACCTCTGGTGGATTCAAAGAAGACAAAAAAGAAGGTCCAAAAGAAATGGGAACAGGAAAGGCAAAATTTGATTACAAAAAAGGTGCTAACATGGAAGGTAAATCTAAAGTTGTTAAAGCTGAAACTAAAGAAGGTGATTACGGAATGAATAGAGGTGATAAATCTAAAACCATGAAAGGTAAAGAAGATTACACAACTAAAAAAGGTATGACAAATTCTAAAGGAGAAAAGGCTTTTGAAAAAGAAGAAACCAAAGAAGCTGCTAGAACATACGGAATGGGTTCTAAAGAAGGTAGAGGTCTAAGAAAAGGCATTACTAACAATAGAAATTACGTTTATAAAAACGGTGTAACAGTTGAAAGTTTAGATGCTGAAGTGAATATGTTAAGAGAGAAAAATGAAGAATATAGAAAAGCACTTAATGTGTTCAGAGAAAAATTGAACGAAGTGGCTATCTTTAATTCTAATTTGGCTTACGCAACAAGATTATTCACAGAACATTCAACTACTAAGAAAGAAAAAATTAATATTCTTAGAAGATTCGACGATGTTGAGACATTAAAAGAGTCAAAATCTCTTTATAGGTCAATCAAAGACGAATTAGGAACAACTGATACAAAATCAATTAACGAATCTGTTGGAAACAAATTAAATAAAACAGTAACAACAGGTTCATCAACTACACTAATTGAATCAAAAACTTATGAGAATCCACAATTCTTAAGAATGAAAGATTTAATGGGTAAATTAGGGTAATTAAAAAAATAAAATAAAACTTAAAAAACAAAACAAACTAAAATGGGAGCATTATTAGAATCAGGTCTTGTTGGTAACATTGGTTTAAAACACTTAAAAGTTATCAAAGAAGATACAATCAACAAATGGGACAAATTAGGATTCTTAGAGGGTCTAAAAGGTCACATGAGAGAAAACGTAGCACAATTATACGAAAACCAAGCATCATTTTTAATTAATGAAGCATCATCTACATCTGATACTGGTGCATTTGAAACAGTGGTTTTCCCAATCGTTAGACGTGTATTCTCTAAATTATTAGCAAACGACATCGTTTCAGTACAAGCAATGAACTTACCAATTGGTAAATTATTCTACTTTGTACCTAACATTCAGGCGTACACTGACACTTCATCATCAACTAATGGTATTCACCGTAAACCTTACGGAGCACCTGGATACGATGACGCAGTTGATGGTCCTGATGGACCAGGAAGTGGTTACGACTACAACAACACTAAAGACCTTTACGATAGATTCTACGAAGGTAACGAACCAGCATTAGACCCACCAGGTTTATTTGACTATTCTAAGGGACAATTCTCAGCAATCACAGCAACAGTTGGTACTGTGGCTTGGTTAGCTGATGCATTAGTTCCTTCGGCTTACACAAATGATAACTATAGAAAAGTATTAGTTGTTATGTCAGGTTTCGCAACTGGTGGAGCAGGTAAATTAATCGGTCCTGATGGTCAACCAATGGATAACGAGGCTTTCTTATCTGATTTAACAATTTATGGTGTTAATGGTAACCCTTTCACATCTGCAAATACAACTAACCCTTATTTATTTAGAGTTGTAACTCAAAGATATGGTAAAGGTATTGTACAATACGGTAACAACAATGCAACTTCAGTTTTCCCTAACGACAGAACAGATGGTGGTCAATATGACAACTTATGTGATGCTCAAGGTAAAATCTACTTAGAGATTGACTTACAAGTACCAGTTTGTATTACTTGTGGTGGTTCTATGGACGGTTACACAGGTTCAACATTCCAATCTACTGAAGGACCGAACAACGCATTTACTGCGACTTATAGAATCTACAGAAACTTAGAGTTTGAAGATAGAATTGGTGAGGTTTCATTTGATTTGATGTCAGTAACTGTTTCAGTAACTGAAAGAAAATTAAGAGCACAATGGTCTCCAGAAATGGCACAAGACGTTGCTGCATTCCATAACATCGATGCTGAGGCTGAATTAACAGCTTTATTATCTGAGCAAGTTGCTGCAGAAATTGACCGTGAAATCTTAAGAGATTTACGTAAAGGTGCTGCTTGGAACTTGAGATGGGATTACAACGGATGGAAACGTCTGGGTTCAAGTGCAGTTCCTTACACTCAAAAAGACTGGAATCAAACTTTGATTACAGCTATTAATCAAATTTCAGCTCAAATCCACAAATCTACCTTAAGAGGTGGTGCTAACTGGATTGTTGTTTCTTCTGAAATCAGTGCTATCTTTGATGACTTGGAATATTTCCACGTATCAAATGCAGCTCCTGAGCAAGACCAATACAACATGGGTATTGAAAGAGTTGGTACATTAGCTGGTCGTTACCAAGTGTTCAGAGACCCTTATTTCCCACCTAACCAAGTGTTAATGGGTCACAAAGGTACATCTTTACTTGACACAGGTTACATCTACGCACCGTATGTACCTCTACAATTAACACCTACAATGTACAATCCGTTCAACTTTACTCCGATAAAGGGTATTATGACGAGATATGCGAAAAAGATGGTCAACAACCGTTTTTATGGTAGAATTACCGTTGATGGTGTTCGTACATTTGACTTAAGAGAGTTGAGATAATCAAAATTCTTAAAGAAGAATACAAAAAAGGGACAAGAAATTGTCCCTTTTTTTATGTTTTATTTGTAATACTTGATTTTTTGGTTTAATTACTTATATTTATATTATATGAAAAAATTTATACCATCGGAAGAAGAATTAAATAGAATCCTTAGAATGTATAACGAAGAACTTTTAGGTTCTCAGACAATATCAGAAAAAACAGGAATTAACAAATCAATAATTTTAAGAATATTAAAAGAAAATGGTATTATCATGGGTCCTTCAGGAAGACGATTTATTGGTGGTAGAGAAGTTGCAACAAAAAAATATTTTTCTAAACCTGAAACTAAAGAACGTCTAAAGAAAAATCACAAAAAATGGTCAGAACAAAATAAAGAACATTTAAAACAATACATTAAAGAATATCGTAAAAATAATGTTGATAAAATCCGACAAATAAAACGTGACTATGAAAGATATCGTAAAGTGAGTGACCCCACCTATAAACTAATCTCTAATTTTAGGACTGCAATATATCAGGTATTGAAAGAAAACAATGTGGAAAAGAATAAACATTACTTTGATATTCTAAAATATACTCCTGAAGAATTAATTTCACATTTAGAAAAACAATTTACCGATAGTATGACGTGGGAAAATTATGGTGAGTGGCATGTTGACCATAGAATGCCAATATCGTCTTTTGTTTTTGAATCAGTTGACGATGATAGTTTTATGAAATGTTGGTCGTTGGACAACTTACAACCTATGTGGGGTAAAGAAAATATCACAAAGGGTGACAAAATCATTTATTAATTTTTAAATCATCATATATTTATTTTTAGATTTTTAGTTTATCAGTCCCCAGTCCTTAAAGCTGTTGAGTATTCACGGATACGAAGGTATTGGTAACGTAGTCAATAAAACTATTTTAAAAGTAAAAAAATGAATTACACA